CGGTCGTTGCGGCAGATACGCTAACGCTGGAAATACTCAAGAAAGCCTTTTGAGTATTCACAACCGTTGCATTACCCGCAGCAAGCGCCTGAGTCATCGGCACGCCATAAGTATCGTAGCCACGCACGGTAACGGTCTTTGCCTGGTCAGCCGCATCAGTCGTAATAGCAACGGCGCGCGGGACATCGAAAGAGTAGATGGTGATGCCACCAGCATTTACCGAGCGTGTAACGCCCGTTCCAGCCGTAAGCGTAAGATTTCCCGCAGCAAGGGGCTTCTGAGCTATTGCAACATTGGTTGCATTGGCAGTAAGAGGAACGATATCATAGGTGTAGCTACGACCCATCGGGCCAAAACCAGTGCCGCCGGAACTTTCCCCAGCAATCAAAGTTTGAGCGCCGCCGAGATATAGGTTGTCACTAATCTGGGTCATGGATTTTATCCTTATCGGCCTGCGTTGCCAAAAAGCGAGCGAGGATCGGTGTTACCAACGTCATAGCGCTCAATAGCTTTGTAGCGCCACGAATCGGTTTCAAAATCACCTTCCATCGTTTTTTTCAGCGGCGAACGCATCACCACCTGAAGACCAAAGGGAACCGTTGCGGTGGAATTATGCACATACCAAGCCGTAGTGGAGGTAAGGCGCGTCATGACAGCAACGCCCTTGCTCAAATAACCACGAGACTTGATAGCATTGAGATCGTTGTTAGCCGTACCGCTGCGCAGTACCGATTTCACGATTACTTCGCCCTGGAACTCATTGGAAGGAGAAACAACCAACGATTCCGGCTCCAGGTGGATGAATTTGCCGTTGTTGTCCACGCCTTGTGCGCGAACTTGAATCAGCATCTGCTCGGCGGAGGTCTGAGAAAGCGCCGCTGCCGTCATCAAATTGGAGAACGTACCGGTTGCAATCGGGTGCGCCGTATTAATCAGCGATACACCGTCACCGCCAGCCTGCGTGAAGGAGGTGTTAAGCACGTTAGCGCACAGCAGCTCCTTAGTTTCAATGAGCGACTGCGCAAGATGCTGAGAATACACCGATCCGATACGGATATAGTCGCCATCTTCGATAAGCGTGCTGGTAAGGGCAAAAGCCAAGCCATAGCGCTTGTAGATATATTCCTTCAGGAACAGTACACCGCCAGCCTGATAGGTAACAGGCATGCCTTCAGGAAGCTCAGGTGCGGCACCAAAGCCAAAGAGCATCGGTTCCTCATGGCGATCACGAGGGATACCGGTCTTGACCTTGAATATCTGGAGATATTCATCTTTACGCTGGTCATAAACTCCGTCAAACTCCTCGTTGAGAATCGGCTCAACGATAGAACGGAAGTCTGTATTCCGCATAATATTGGTAGCCATTGATATTACTCCTTATTTCGGTTACATACCTGCGTTATACAGCGACCTTATTAGCAACATATTGATGCTGAGCGATCTGCACCTGCAGAATCGTATAAGCATCCCCCCACGCATTGCCGATGGACGGATCAAGCGCCACAATGCGGAGCTGATTCTGCCCGCTGGGCGTGATGCCGGAACTCGCTGCCGTGCAAGCCGATAGACCGGTAGTGGTGGAACCAGCCGTGATATTGGAAAAATCTACCTGAGAGCCGACGGAATCATAAGCGATGGAGCCATCCGCCTGGATGCTGAACACCATGTTCGGATCATCCCATACCCATGCATAAATCGGAGATGCCGTGCTGCTATAAGTCGTGCCAGCCGTCCACATATCGGTAGAGTGAGGTACGCCCTGCGAATCAACCCAAGTAACACCCGCGAAAACACCAAGGATATCATTATCGCCCGCTGCGGCGGCAACGATGCCATCAGTGCCACTTAAAGCGACGGGCTGGTACTTTAGAATGTTAGCGTTATAGCCAGACTTGATACCCGCAACATACCCGCGCGCAGCCGCCATACCCTGAGGGCTATAAGCAGGACGCATGCCAAACGGATTAAGGACAGCACTCATTGTATTCTCCCTATCTGATGCCAACGAAAGTCGGCGGTTTTGCTTGACCTAAGTGACTATAACCATCCGAAACACCGGAATTAAATCCGCCGCCCGTATAGGCGACATTGCGCCCCTTGCCGTCCTGGCCGATGCGCACACTGTCACGGAGATTTTTTGCTGATTCATGGGGAACGGTGTGATGGAGATACGTCATATCTTCGATCCAGTCGTCATGACGAATTTTGGCCAAGACCATCTCATTTACGCAGATACGATCATCGGTAAGATCACCGGATTTCTGGCTATTAAGGCAGAAATCGGGAAGTTCGGCGCGCTTTACAAGCTCGTAACCAAGGCGCTGGCGACTCTCGATGGTATCTTTGTTGTTATTAGTGGTAAGCCAGATAAGGTGATAGCCCGGCATCTCAGGGGGGATCGGAAGCAGCGTATTCGTATCACGCAGCATGGCATAGCGTTCCTGCTTGCGGACGCTATCGGTCTTCTCGCGGTTTTCGGTCGTAGACCGATCTAAAGTAAGACGGTCGGTGCGGGCTGATCCATTGTCGGCCCTCTTAGCAATACGTTCGTCGCCAGACATAAACATCTCCAAAAGAATTAATGGGAATGATTATTCTAGCGATTAGACGCAAGCTATTCGGCATTATGCGGAAGAACCGTATTCTTCCTAGCCAAGCCCCAAATCTGGGAACTTGGGCTAAGAATATCGCATTCATCTAATAAGTCAAGGGGATTTATTTAGAAAACCATCATTAAACTCGCTGCGCCTTCTGACCGTCCAAATAATTCTTGATAATCCTGTCTCGCTTCGGTTTGTCATCCCATATGCCATTATCCTTTAGCGTATTAATAAACGCTGTCGGAAGCGTGATGGAGACTTTGCCTCGGCTTTCACCACGGGCCGATCCACCGGCGACGGGCGGTGCGGAACGTTTTTTCGCCGGTTTTGGAGCAGGCTCATCTTCCTCATCGTCATCTGAGCTTTCTGCGTATTTTTCAGGAAGACGCTCGGCAAGCCGGTCATCCAGCTCATCCCAGAAATCATCGGTCTTAGGATCATATCCCTCATTAGCGAGAACGCCGCTAATGGCTTTCGCAATTTCGCTGTCCACATCTTTTCCATTGGGATTATACCAGCTGTGGCGAGCGGCCCATTCCTTTGCCTTATTCACCACAGCAGAGTCAACTTGCGGCGCTTCATTCTGTATCGGCGCAGGTTTTTGCTCCACCTGCGCCTTTAGAAGCTGCAGCTGCTCAATTTTGCGCTGGGCATCATACATGGTTCGCATGGAAGCGGTGGCCTTTGCAGCATCGCCTTCAGTGAATGCCTCGGTGTGCTTACGTTCGGCTTCGGAAAATTGAGCGAGCGTTTCGTTATATGCCTTGTCGATCTCAGCGCGGTTGATGCCCGATAAGCGGCCATCCACTTCATTTTTCCAGCGCGATAGTTCATCAATCTTTTGCTGCTGCGACTGAATAATGGAATCTTTTTCACTGAATTTCTCAGCAATGCGTTTTTTCCGAAGGTCGCGCTTCTCTTTATTGGAAAGCTGTGGGCGCTCTTTCTTTTCTACGCGCGGCTGACGCTCCTTTGCGATACGCTCATCCGATTCCTCGGTAATTTCGTACTCAGGGACATCATTGTCTTTATCTTCAACCCCCAATTCTTTTCCGATTGCCGCAGCTTTATCGGCGGTTTCGTCGGTTTCGTCTTCGATGTCGGTTTTTACGGTCATACTATTCCCCACTAAATATATGCTTTAACTTCGAGCGGATTGCCCGTTTTCTTAGCCAGCAAGTCGATGTCATTAATCAGCATGAAGAGAAGTTCGTAGTCCTCATGCTGAATAAACCATTTATCCTGGTTGAATTTGGGGATACGAACGTAATCCCCAACCTTGCACCAATCGCTTTCTGGCCAAGGGGATAATGTGTCCCGGCTCTTAAATGCTACTGGACCGATTGCGCGAATTTTCCCAATTTGCGTATTCCATTTTTCTGTTTCCATGGAATCGTGGGTAAGAATAATGCCGCCTTTGGTCTTTGTGGCAACTTTTCGGAGTTGAACAATAACGCGCGAGCCAAAAGGCTCAAAACCTGGATCAACATCAGGAAAAGCGGCGGCAATTTCTTCGTCAGTATACGTTACATCAGTACGGAGTTGCATTGAGCTACTCATCTTCGTCCTTCTTTCTGGCATCCTCGATAATCCTCAGCGCTTCGCTAAGACCAATCCAGACACCTACTTGTTGTTTGTACCCCTCAAAATCCCGCTGCGGCGTCTTAACCAGAGACTCCATCGCGGAAAATTGCTTGGCCTTTATCTCTAAAATAATATTTTCAATTCTCATTTTTTCTTAGCAACGCCGCCTTTTTTCATCTTTAAATCTTCTTTTTTCACCATTTTTTTGATTAGTTTTTTGTCTTCAGCTTCATCCTTATGGACTGCGCCGCCTTTTTTCATGCCAGTGATTTTCTCACCCTCGGCCATACGCTTGTGTTGGTTTACGGGGCCACCAGTCTGGCCTTTGCTTCCACGATTATCGGTCATTGCAATATCTCCCTTCGTTAGCATTTGATTGAATACATAACCGCTCCGTCTGGCGCGGGCCTCATCCCTGGATTTCTGATCCAAGGTGTCCTTGGTCATTTTAGTTTCCTTTAAGTGTTGATATTTTAAGGTGCGATTTCGTCTATTCCATTGCCGCAAAACACATCCAAACGAGTTTTTCCATCCCAAGCAATCACTGTCATGGAGCCTCCGACTTACTTGCCTGAGCGCTGGCAGCATGCATCGCTGCTATTGCCTCATCGGATTTGTTATCATGCGCACCGAGTATCAAATCCGTTTGCGCCTGAAGCGCCGCCTTCTTCAATTCGGTTTCAGCATTCAAGCCCGCTTTCTTAAGCTCAGTATCGTATTTCTGCTGAGCGTCCTGCGCTTTGGCTTTAAGAGTTTCAAGCTTAACTGCGGTATCACCCTGAGACTTCTGCTGGGAAAGGGCTAGCTGGCCTTTGGCAATTTCCTGCTTGCCCTGCACATCTGCCTGTGCCACCTGCACCATCGGATCAACGGGGGGCTTCGGAGCCATCGCCTGAAGCGCTTGCATCGCTTGCGCCACGATAGCGGGAATCTTAGCGAATGCCGCCTCAGCAGCCTTATCCACCACGGGAGCTGCCTGCGCGAGTGCAATAGAACTATCCGGGTTGTTATCCCAATCCACTTGCGCGCTCGCACCGATTTGTTCCGCAGCAGCGCGCTTCATCATCTCGCCGTACCAGACAAGCAAATGATCCTGCAGGTGATTAAGCGCAGCGGGAATAAAATGCTGCGCAATCACGGGCGATTTTCCAAAGAGCGGATTCTGCGCGAAGTCCAGCAACACCTGGATATGCGCCTCGTGGTTTTGGCCCTCGAAGGCTTTGACGGGTTTACCCATCACCATGTTCACGTTTTCATCCGCCGGATTGAGCGGCTGCGCTTCGGGAGGTATCGGCAGGAATTCCTCGTAGCCAGGAATTTTTGCCATCTCGAATGCTTGCGCAAACAATTTTCTCCAGTCAAATAATGTGATGACCTGAGTATTTACCGCAGCAATTTGCGTAATGGACTGGATAACGAACTGAACCTGCGCAAACCGCTGCGCTTCGCTAAAAATATTGGGGTCGCTTACGGGATGAACATCCATCGCGCCCTCAAAATCCGCGCGCAGGATATAATCTTCCGGATCGGTGCCGTACTGGAATTTTTCAGGCAGATGATTGCGATTAAGGCGGTGCAGAATTTCCAGGCAGCGCATCTGCGAATTGTGCAGCCGTGAGTGAATAGCGCTAAATACTTTTGCACCCTGCTCAATCAACGCCAGTGTCGTGCCAACTGGCATGTTGTTGGACGCATCGGCGATTTTCTCTTCCGCCGTTCCCACAACACCCTGCGCCGCCGATGTCAGAAACCCAAGCAGCTCATACAGCACAGGTGACGGCTGATTGAAGGGAATGGGCATGTATATCTTGCGGATATCATCCTGCCCCATTGCATCCACTTCCGTCACCTGTGTCGGCGATACGGAAAGAGATGCACCGCCCGGCGTTCCCCGAAGCTTAAGACCACCCTGCAGATTGGAAATCAGCGCCGAGTCCAGCAGCGCGCGCAGCGATCCGGTCAGCGCGTCCGGAAGACCGCTTAAGCACTGAAGAAGGCTTAAGCCAAATACGCCATCGAACGGGATAAAGGTGAAGTCCACCAGATAATCCAGTTCCTGCTGCGTCTTGCTGTCCTCATCCCAGTTGCGGTAAAGCGCCAGTACCTTCCGGCTCTGGTCATCAATCGTAATGAGGTAAGGACACATCTTACCTTCGGGAGCTTTCGGATCGTCTAATTCCTCGTATACACAGCCTTCATAGATAACCCGCTCACCCGTATCACTGCTGTAATCGTTTTGCTTGCCCTCCACCTTCGCCTTTTGGCGCTGCGTTTCCGTCTCGTCTTCCGTTGCCTGATAGCTCGTTGGCAGGGATAAATCCAGATACAGCCCGGACGAAATACGGCGCTGATATTCGAAATCGCTCACCTGCATCCTATGGAACTTACGCGGCAGGTCATAGAAATTGTGTGCATGATAGGGCAGCACAATCTCATCAATCGACACGAATTCCACGTTGGGGCGCTTGCGGGATTCGTCCTGGTAAATCTTCATATACTGCGAACCACCGACCGGCAGTTGCGAGAGAAGAATCTCAAGTTCAGGGCGATAAGCAGGAATCTGCGTGGTTAGCTGCCAGTTTAGGAAAGCAGCCTTACGCTTGGCACGCTCCATTTTGTCTTTGCTCGGCTTACCCTCAATCTTGGTGCGCACTGGGCCATTCGGCGGAAACAGCTCCTTAATCGCCGACGATGCAAAGTCGATATACGCTTCCATCAGCACCGGATGCGTCACCCGGCTTGCACCCTCAAAGTCGGCGCCACCCGGAGCCGGACCGCCAAGGCCCGCTTTCTTTAAGCCCTCGGCCTGCATCTTATCCCGGTCTGCGCGCGCCTCCATGTCTTGCTCAATCAGAACAAGATATTTCTCAGCCAGTTCATCTAATTCATCAGGGGAAAAAGTATCGGCGAGATTACTAAACCACTCGGTATCGGTCGGCGGCTCGTTTCCATCTACCAATAGCGTGGTAGTGCCGTCTTCGTTATCAATTTCAGAGGGCTGTGCTATAGACGCAACCTCGGGGTCAACGTCGATCTCTTCAGTTGGGAGTGCGGTATCCACCTTGAGTCTGCCCGTTATCAGCTAACCGATTTCACTTTCGGCCACCTCATCGAGCGCTAAGATAAGCACTTCGCCAGTTGTGGTACTAATGACTTATCTCATTTTTATAAGATTGGCGTCAAGATTAATCTTGGTTTAATATCAAGAGTACGGATCATGCAGGGGGCGATTCCAGTAGTTAGGATTTCTCAGCTCAGCCCTTAGCATCGCAACATCCCTTTCCCCGAAAATGCTCTACGATTTTTCTGAGAAGTGGATACTCCGTGGTATTTTTATATACCTTTTCATCCAGTAACTTTCCGTACTCGTAGCGCCTAATCCACATGCATTTATTATCGTGGTCTTGCACCGTCACTAGTGCGTATGGATAATCTTTTTCACTTCGTTGCCCTCATCACATATCTCTGTCATAACTTTGTTGCGCCTCTCCAACTCCGCTCGCTCACCCTCACATCTGCCAAGCCTCTCCAGCAACCTATTCACCACCTCCTGCATAGCGCGCGCATTCTCGCGCGAGGGATCGCCGAGTAATATAAGCAATCGCTGGACGGTTAATGTTTCGAGATTCATTTCTTTACTTTCTAACTCAAGATATTTCCGGCATGTTTCCCTGGCGGAAGGTAATACTCCAACCCCAAAATAGACCTATCAGGAAATTTCCATACCCGCCTCCCACGGATGAAACGCCTTCCTATGTCGGGGAAAGAGACAATATAATAATGATTACCGTTCTTATCAAATCGTGCGTATCCGTGCGGGTGCGCTCCCCACAAACGTCTTTCCAATACGTCAAGCTCTTCACGCTCTGTATCAGTAATCATTGATTGAAACTAAACCATCTATGCGCGACACGCAAGATTTATCCATAATTCCCGCTCATCTGCCGTTTCCAGTAAGACTGCTCCCGAGCAACGGCAACACGGCCCCTCAGGAATCCAGCCTTATCCAGCACCGATAGAGCCTGCACGAGAGAATCAACCCCATCATCGTTTTTTACATTGGGAAAATAAAGAAGCTGCTCGTACATCTTCGATAGCCATGACATCACATATCCCTTCCGGTTCCTGCTCTCGGGCATCCACAAATAACCGTCCCGAACCAGGTGAGACACCAAGTTGGCGCGCGCGGTCTTATCCAAATTCCCAGGACTGTACGGGTATACCGTAATTCCCGCGCGCCGCAGTTCGGGAATCAAAGCCGAACCACTCGACTTGTCTTCGATAATAACGGCATCCACCGCCTTATCGTTCTTTCCGAATTTGTTGGACCACTGCCGGAGTACCTCGTCTCTCAATTCCGGATAAGGAACCTTCTCCATATAGCAATCCAAAACCATCACCGAATGTTTGCTGCTCCCCTCCGTCGCCTTGAATAATCCCAGCGCCAAGATACACGAATCATCCGCCGTCGATTTCGCCGAAAACGCGCCGTCCAAACTAAGAAACACCGCGTCGAATGCAGGTAGCTCCTTATCGGCTGGCCAGAAATGAACCCAGTCCGGCTGGAAGATCACCGAATCCTGCGCCAGCGGATTTTGCAACATCTGCGATGCAATGATAGCAGGCGACATGTCACGCAACTTGTTCTCCCACTCCTCCTGCGTAAACAACCTCGGCGTTCCATCCGCGCGCCCATTATCCGTCGCGGGATAAATACGCGGCTTTACCACACCGCGCTTGATGTATTCCTCATACGCGTCACTATTTTTAGAGCAAAAGCCATCGGCTATGTAATTACCCGTTTCAGTCTCCAACCAATAAACATCATGATAGCCAGCATCCTCAATGCCCTCTAGCTTCAATCTATCGGTGAACATTTGGCCATACAAAGAATCGATCAGCTTTTTGTTTCTAGATGGTCGGCATTGCGTGAGAAATCTATATCTTTCCCTCCATCCGCCATTTATAGAAAAAACATATTTGTCATGATGATCGGGGAGATTTATTTTATAAAACTGCTCGCTCCAGCTATATCCCAATTTAGCAGCGCTTAACCGGAACTGCTCGATAACATCCATATTCTTTACAGTCTGCACTAAGTTAATGTTAGCACTTGGATGATTGGGGTTTTTTCTAATTGTTCCCTCCCCATCGAAGAATCCCCCCAGCCACCCAGCATCCCAACTATCACTTGTCTCCGTCGGTATTAGTAGCTGGTGAATAAATTTGGATTCGTGATAACCAAAACCAAGCGAACCATACTCCCTACCACGAGACAGTTGCGCACCTTTCTTGCCCATTTGGGGGTGATTTGCTTTCGCAGACCAATGCGCACCACGCCACCAAAGATGTTCCTTGGTGCAAGTTACACTGCGCCCATTATTAAACGTATATTTGAACACTTGAAAATTGAGATGCACTCCAGAATTTAAAACCCTCGATTTTTTCAATACACGTCTAGCCCCATCACCCTTTTCCCAACCTACAATCTCATCTCCAATACACACATCTTTTATTTTCTTCTGAGAGAAATCCCCCATGGTAATTAAGGTATCGCCGACAGTGCAAAGCTTGTACCGAGTCCCAATCATGCGCATAAGGCCGCCGCGTTTACCTAAATTACTAGACATATCTAGCGCATCAAGAACCTTCCGCATTTGCTCCGGCGTACTCACGCTCTCCAGCGTCACAACGTCATCATAAACACGCAGCTGAAAGTGACGACCAGTCGGCGCGCCGTCCACTAAACCATGCGCCTCAATAGTTGCCTCGGGGGGATTGCCATTGCGCTTTACCGTGATCCCCTGATCCTCTGCCCATTTTGGACTTTCCGTCTGCGGGTCGGCATAGAGAATGTCCGGGAACAGTTTCTTTAGGAAAAGATTGGATTCAAATTCGCGCTTTATCGCGCGAAGGAACGACTTGGCAATTGGGCGCGTATGGGAAAAGATACCAATGGTTATCTCGGGATCGCAGAGAATATCTTGAATTGTTAAAGCTATTGTTATTACAGTGCTTTTTCCGCCTTCTCTAAACCACAGATCAACATAACCATTCGGATCGGATTGAACCTCGCGGCAACGGTCAAACCACCACTGGTTTTCCACGAACGGGCGGTTGAGGCCATATCGGAGGAGAAAATACAGGTCATTTTGACAGAGCCAGCGGAAAACAGCCGGAGCTTTTTGGGGGTCGAGACTATGAAGGAACGAAGTGTAATCCTTGTACGACCGTAAATGTTGGGATGGGGGGCTACCGGGGTCGCTTTTTTCTGGCGGCATACATTGTTCGCTCGTTAAAATCTTTGTTAAATAACTTAACCAATCATATTCCCAATCGCATAATGTCCATTCTGGAAACTATTGCGCGTTGATATATATATCTATTGAGATTATCTCTATAGTTAACGCTTGAGTTATCCTCAATTTCTCTCAACATAATCAACTAATGGTATGCTCAATCACGCGCCCGCCAGTCCACTCGTTAATTAAAGACTTAACTTCATCACCTGACATCATAGCTACAGTGCCAGACATATTCACATTCTGCTGCACAGTCTGAACAGCCTTCCCCTTCTTACGGTCTAACCACTCACGGATATTCGATAACGCATCCTTTGCGTCCGATGTAGTCAGCGCGTTGATTGCAAGCTTCAGCAGCATGCATTCAGCGATCTCATCATCCTTCATCAGCCCAATACCCCAAACCGCTTTAGAAACGCTCCCAATGAGCGCTACAAGCTCGGGCTTCGATAGCTTGTCCAAACGATCAATCGCGTCCTCTAATTCAGGTGGCGCAAAGCTCGCTGTCTTTGGCGGCGCTTTCAAAGGCGGCTCAATAAGCAAGCGCGGTGGATTTTTTCTGGGCGTAAAACCGGCAAGCGGATCAATCGGATTTGTCATGCGTTTAATCTACTGTAATTGCGCATTTATGTCAAAAATTAATAAGCCTAAATAAGCAAGGCGCTCTGAATGAGCACTGTACGTAACCTGGACGGTCACTAATTAAATCTATGATTCATATAAATATATAGACATAAAGATACACAGTGCACTAAGAGTCAAACTCTTTCTAATGGAATTTTAGAGACATACAAACCTACGGACACTGCGCACCCCTTTTCCCGCTTTACTGATAATCCACAATATGATAAACCGGTGCAGGACAGGTTCCGTCCATTTGAGCATTCGTGAGACCTTATGACCATTGCTAATACGAACAACATTATCCTCAAAAGAGCTAGCAAATACATGCTATTGCAGCTATTTCCCGCCGAGGGTCGGATCACGCATCGGATCACGGAAAACGGCAAACCTATGTTTAATTATCATATGCTTACACGCAAACAGGCGCTCAAGCGGTGGAAGGCGTTTATGCTCACAATGGGCTTAGTGGATGATATATATCACTTATGACTTTGGGCGCGCCATTTTCTGACAGTGAACAAGCCACCTTAGGCTATAGAGAATCCACAATGGGGGGGATTCGGATTTATCATATTTCGCAATAGTTTGCCGTGATAAACCGAGGGCGTTAGCGAGGGTTTCTTGAGAAACGTCAATCTTATCGCGCAGGGTTTTTATCGTCTCTTTCGGCCTCTCATCCATGATGCATGTCTCGCTTACATTTATGATTTTAAGTGTCAACTAAACATACATTATTGATCTTATAATGTCAACGTAACATACAGATAAAATTATAAATGTATGTCTCGCTTACAAGATTGATTCGTTACTATAAATTAGTTCCATCCCAAAAATGTCAACTAGACATACATTTTCTTCTTGCGCGCTTCCTCGGCATATGTATACTACGCATACAAACCGAGGGCAATTACGCTGAGGTTTTGATCGAAAGGCTCCTTGTATGGCTTTCCACCTCGCGCTAACAACCAAGACGCTCCTCGAACAAGAAACAGACGCTTGCAGCAAATTACTGAACGCGCTGGCCGCTGGACACAAGAATGCGGTTGGCCTCGTTCCCGATCATATCAGGCTCTCCCCCTCTTACCGTGACGCTAAAGCAGCTTATGACGCCGCGTTTAAGGCTCAGCGCGCCTTCAATCAGCAATTTATGAAGCGCTACAAAAAGGAATACGCGGCACATGTCAAAGCTCGCCGCGCCGCTTAAATCACCCCATTATACGAAAGGCTAACCTATGAAAAACTCCGCAGCACAAGCCGCCGCTCTTATCCGCAAGGAACTGAAAACCCTCGGTATCGCCGCAACGGTCAGTTCAAAGACCTATTCGATGGGTTCCAATGTCAACGTAAAGCTGGTTGATGCGCGCCCGGAAACGATGAAGCTGGCACGCAAGCTATGCGCAAAATACGAAGCAGGCCGTTTCGATGGCATGACGGATTGTTACGAATACAGCAACACCCGCGATGATCTGCCGCAAGCAAAGTTCGTATTTGTGAGCAACGAGATGACGGAAGCCACAAGTGAGGCGATCTATCAGCTTCTGCGCGCAGAGTGGGAAGGTGGACGCGAGCTTCCGGCTACGTATGAGAAGGGCTGCAATATTCGCTTCCAGAGCCACTATATCAGCGATATGGTACGCAGCTATTTTAGCGGCGATATCGAGGGTTACTGGACGCAGCAGATCGCCGCTTAATCACTCCTGAAAGGCTCTTATATGCGCATTACTTCCGCTGAACACCTAAAAGCCACTATCGACCTGTGTGTAGCCGCATTAGAACTCGATGAGGCGCTCGATATGCCCTATGCAGCCGGGCAAGCGATTCTAGTGAAATACGGCTTTATTCATGCGGATCGGTTTGAACTTCCCGCTAGTGAGTTCGTGAAACAGAAACGGCGTGCTGCGCTGTTGGTTGCGAGGGGTGAATAGAATTAGAAATACCCCGCAAGGGGTATGGGCTGACTCCGAGCCTATATTTCGGAGCGTGTTGCCGAAAGGCGCGCAAACGGTGGCTAACGCCGCCCGTCCACCGGACGTAAAACAATGCATTGTGGAGCTATATTGCGCGGATTCGTGCGCGATTAAATGCGAAGCCTAGTGAGTCGGTTAATAACCCAATAACCCACTCAGATGCACGTCGCCCGGTACGGCGAACCGAAGAGCCAGCGCGCGGCTCGGAGGATACCGGATGAATATACGCAGAGAGGAAACAATGAAAGCCATTACTCCCGATGACCGCGCCGTCTTAAACCGTATCCTCATGTCCACGGAGCCACTGAGCGAACGTGAAGACCAGCTACTCGACATCGCACTTCGCGCCGTGGCCGAACGCGACGAGCTGGCATTGGTCTTAGAGGAAATACGCGATGCCGATTGGAACGAGGAAGCTGGTGACAGCGTGGAGCGAATCCGCAAATGTGCTGCCGCTGGATTGGCTGGAAGGTTGGCCGCAAAGCAGGCGGTGAGTGTGGAGGAGCGCGATAAATTAAAGGCTCAACTCGATGCGGAGGGGCGTGTGGCAAGACTGATGAATCTAAATAGAGGTGAGATCGAAAGCGGGCTTGACAGCCACATGACGCTTTCTAGCTATGACGGAATTTATGTCCAGCTACATCCAGACGCATTTGGCATCGCCTTCAAGCTCACTGAAGTTGGCGCAACAAAAGCTGAACGTCTTATCCACGCGCTCCAGCAAGTCATTGACAAAGTAAGAACAGGAAATTTGAAAGGTGGATGGAATGGCTTCCGATAAGCTAGACGAAGCGGCGCTGGCCGAGTGCCGGAAGGCGTTTGAGGAGCGAACCGCCTCTCGCGGCATCAGCATTGAGATGGAGCCGGATGCATGGGGCAGGCCGCGATATAAACATTCGCACGTTGATTCAATGTGGGATGGCTTCCAAGCCGCCTGGTCAGCGCGCGATTCTAAACCCGTCGAATCCGACACCTTTAACGCCACCTGCGAGACAGCGCCGGAGGTGAAAGAAACCGCGAGAGAATATCTTGAGCGCACTTGCTTCGCTGCGCCGAGTACGCCTTCTATGCAGCCTCCTCCCCGCGAGGCAGCGCGGGAGATGAGGAGAGGTAGGGGTATGGACAAAGAGAGAATTCTTATCGACCTAGCCTTAAAGTTCACCAAAGACTGTCTAGGGCTGGAATCGTTTTCCAGCAATGGTTCTGTGGAGGATGAAGCCATAATCACTATACAAAAATGCGGTGATGGAAAAAACCGGCCATTCAGCTTCTATTATAACAATATTGCTGATGTTCTGGAAAGCGTGCGTAACTGGTGCCAGAAAAATTCTTTTGGGTGGCATATAGGAAGCGCGGATGAAACAGACCGTCTTACAGCAGTAATTTATATTGATATGGACGAAGTGGAGCGCCCGTGGATATCAGAACATGGCGATCTAGATGAAAATCCTTGTTACACTTTAATGTCCGCCTGTGTTGAAGCAGCTAAAGTTATTTCGGAGGCAAAACCATGACCACCCTGACCAAGCTGGAGAGCGTGAGGGCGGCGCTGACTGCTTCCAAAGAATTTTCTGACTGGTTTATGCGGCACTCATGTCAGGCGGATTACGCACACTCTGAATTAGGTGAGAAATTGGAAGAAACCGCTGGATGGAAAGAAATAGTGGACGCTGGTTACAACGGATTGATGGCATCATATCATAGTCAATTTGAAGAAGCCCTCATCACACTAAATGAGGTGATCGCGGAAGTGGTAATTGCCAACGGGAGAAAATGAGCCATGAAGCAAATATCTGAGGAAGTAAGTCTGATTGCTTTTTTTCAGCGCTCATAGGATACGGGATATTACATTCATGGCTCATAACTGTCTTTGGTTTCATCGCCGCTATTATTGTGGATATTCTCACGCTAAAAGACAATTATTAATCCCATGACATCTGAAGAATTGAAATTATTGCGCAAGACGCTAAAAATCTCTCAACAAGCGCTCGCAGATAAACTAAATATCTCATGCAGTGTAATTAAAAAGATCGAAACAAACCGTGTCAAAATGCGGGAATCGTTAATTGCTAAAATAGAGGACATTAAAAATGGCAAAAATGACGAACAAGGAAAAATTCCGTGAAACTTATGCGCAGGCATTCCGTGAAGTGCAGCATTATTACATCCACCTGCGCGACGTGAATCCGCAGAAGCTCATTGATGATGTGATGAAAGTAGCACTGGACAATATCGGTCTGGTACAAATCAATACGCCAGCTTTTGAGCTTACGACCAAGCGCCTAGGGATTCGGCATACATACCGCTCAATTGCCAAATACCTCAATGAAAAAAGCGCCTAGTATAACCGCAGCGCCGGTACTTTAAGCAAGCGCTTCCCATTTGAGTTACGCCTTTCATCGCCATTCAATTTCAAGATATGGCCGGTAATAATACGCGTTTCTTTAGGGGTGATGTTTTTAATCCCGATGTCTTCCGCTATTTTTGTGGCGGTCTTCCATTCGGCAACTAGCCCCATTTCATCCCAGCGGTATTTATCTTGGATTATTTCGCCAATGGGATCAATTTGCATATGCGTTTCGTTGATCCGGCGGATATGCTCCTTCTCATCGGGAAGCAGTCTCCAATCTTCGCCGTGATTTTCAACCAAATCCATTACCTCGGCCCATAGCTGCTGCATGTCAATTTCATGGTAGCTATTGATTTTTGTGCAAGGGATCGTCCAGAAACGCCGGTTTCCAGCCGTATCGCTGAGGTAAATCGTTTGATCGACGCTGGCGACCATTGCGGTGCGCCGTGGATAGCGTTTATCCCCCTCCCCGTATGGACGGCGCATCGTATCGTGATCTCGCGTAATAAACGCCTTCAGGGCGTCTATATCGGCTTTCCTGAAGGTGGCTCCAATTTCCCCCAGCTCCACAATCCAGTAGCTAATAACCTGGCTGATACTATCCTTGTCTTTGGGGTCAACGGTGGCATCGGTACGAATCAGCTCTTTGCGCACGTTCTCCGGTACAAGTTTCTTTACCCACCACGTTTTTCCCAAATCCTGAGGGCCTTGTAAAACCAGACACCCGGCGCTGTCCACCCCTTCCCCGCGCGCCATGCATACCGCAGTAATCAGCCAGCGCCGTACCAGTAATTCCTTTGCTTCCGTTTCCGGGCTTTCCAGCGTATTATAAAACTGCTGAAGGCGGCTGACACCATCCCAGCGCGCGCTCTTTATCCATTGCAATACCGGATTGTATTGGTTTTCATCGGCGATACGCGTGAGGTACATCTTATAGCCGTCCGTGGGTATCTTCCATTCTTTCAGCCGGGAGTAAATACAGGCAAGCGCTGCCTCTTCTTCGTTTTCGGAGCTAAAAGATTCATCCGGGATAGAGTGAAAATTGCGTTTGCTTATGACATTATAGCGGCATGTGATGTTATAATAATTAAGCAAATCACGCATGTTCTCGATGGTTGCCAAGAACTTGCTTCTGTTGGAAGGATCGGCGTGCGTGAATAAAAGCTCGGCGCGCTGTTCCTTCGTCTCGGCTGGTGTGTCCGATTCGAGCGCAGCCATGCTTTTTCCTGGTTTCTTGGCCAATTTTTTCTCAAAGAAATAAAAGTTGGTGCCACAGGCGCACGCCAACCGGGGGAGGCAGCGCGGCCTATGACATAGCAAAACTGAACGGTTTAATAATTAACTGGGAACCACGGTGCGCTCCCCCTTTGCGCAGCTAGTATCCGCATCGCCTGCGGTTTCCGGGGCAACCTTCGTCAGTTCTTTTAATTGTTTTTTTAGCGCAATGATTTGTCGTGAATTATCAGCTATCGCCCGCTGCAATACGATATGCCGCTCTAACTCTTCGCCGAACAATTGGACAATTTGCGCATGGTGTTCCTTGATTTCTTCATAGCCAAGGAATGACTGTGCCAGCAAAATAACGTCGATTTTTAGTCCGAGAATATCCGCCACCACCTTGTCTCGCCGATATTCAGGGCTGTCATGATATGCGCCTGGTTTTTCCAGCGCCCATCGTTGCTCTATTTTCTCTAGCTCTTGATAAAGGTACTCCGTATCTCGGCCCGTGATATTGCGGAGGCTCATTTGCCACTCTCCGCGCGCTGGAGAACTTCTTTTAATGCGTTCAAAAGATCGTAATGCGGGCGCACCTGCTCTGGATGAGTTGACTCCACTTGGTGTCTAGTCATCTCATAGGTGTTGAATTTAGCACCGCAATCACAGCATTTTCTGCGGCGGAATTGTAAATATCGGAATTTCTGCGCCATAGCATCCGTATGGCCTTCGGGACGCGAATTAATAACTTTGCTGACGGTATGGCGGCAGGTCATTGCAGCCCCCACGCCACAACGATTTCCTGTTCTCCCTCCGGGGAGATCGTAGATACTCTCAGCACCTTTGTCCGGATAATATCGTTGAAGTTTTTATCTTCCTTCATAAAACGCCGCATGCCGGATTCGGTGGCGAACATATGCCTGTCTTCCCATTTGTAATCGTGACGAATGGAAAGCGTCCACATGCCAGGACGGTAAGGCTTTCCCGTGTAATTGATCTTCATGATTGACTCCTCATGTAATGAGCGAGAGATGAGCCACAGCAGGAGCAGCGTTTCTTGATGCTCTTCAGCTTTCTTTGGTTGCATTGCTGCGAAAGAAGGACGCTGATAGTTCGCCGCGTGGCCGGGCGCGTTTCGTTAACCATTTTCTCTACTTGGCCACGGGTAATACCGTCCGGATGGTCGGTTACGATTTGTAAGATAAGCAGCCGCAGAGAGGTCATGGCGCGCCCCACGCAATTGCATCATCCACTTTCTTTTCCCATGACCGTAAATCCGGCTCGATAATCATGTCATGAGTGCGCTTGAGGCCGTGCGCCACGAGGATATCGCTAAACTGCTTTACAGACCCCGGCGTATGGCACGGAATGTCCATTTCGCGCATGTTCCAGCCGAAAGCCTCCTGATCCTTGGATAAGCGACTATCGACCTTAAAATCCATCCAGAGGAAGCCCTGACGCGGCCAGAAAAACATATCGTAAATACCGCGCCTCAATCCCATCATTTTTAGGAAAAATCCCTCGCGCTTATCCCGTCCCTGAGCGATATGAGTAAATCGCTGGCGTCCGTCATGATCGAAAAGTTCAGGGAATGGGCGTGAGACTTGGATCGCCTTTTTCCCCTCGCCAAGCTTGCCATTGAGATAGGCCACACTTGCGACTTGCAGTATGAATTCCGGGTTGTGGCTCATTCCACTTCCTCCATGCAATAAGCAGCCATGACGCCACGTATCTGCCGCTGCAGCGTCTGAACCTCTCGGGCGCGCGCACTGTCAAGACGTATGAATTCGTCATTATTTGACTGAAGCGTATTTAATTGCGCCTCAAATTCCCTTAGTTTTTGCTCAAGACGGCGAATGCGCGCGTCATTGTCAATATTTGGTAGTTCGCTCATATTCCCCCCTTAAAGATATTCGGTTTCAAAACCCCTGTTGCATGGAGTCGATAAAATCCCTCATTTTTTTGAAATCAACTTTGTATATCTCGGCGATTTTCGTTATGTTAAATCGCTGCTTATTCATCATTTTCTCAATAGCTGGCCAATCGCTCGCATCTAGGGGTTGTCCATTCGGACGTGTGCCGATATATTCCTCGGCTGGGGCTGGTAGTTGAGCGGGTTCAACGCCATCAGCAATGACAAGAGCGCTAAATGCAGCTCCTCCCTTCAGTTCCAAATGTGCTCTTGCCGCAATCTCAGCGTGAACGCTGGCGTTTACTTGCGCCGCTAGCTTTGCAATCTGTCCCGCCCGCGCCTGGTCAAGCGTTCCGGCGCGAACATCCTGCATTGCTTGGGTAAGAAATTTTCGCAAATCTCCCATGGTTTTAAGCTCGGGCATTCGATTCCCTCCTAAAAGCTCCGATCAATTTCTCCGTTTCTTTCCAATCGCGGATTTTTCTTTGCAGCGCCCTAAGCGTATTGCGGCATCCAAGACAAAACTGTCCATATTTGCTCTTGTCATATTGGCTGTTCTTCTCAGCAAAGTTAAAATAACCGCAGGTAATATGCTGCCTGCCGCCAATTTTCCCACAACGTTCACATTGTTTGAGTTTTGAATAGCGGTATGCTGTGCATTGGTATCGGTTGCCTGGGCCGCGCTTAATCATCGTTCTTTCGTATTCAAAAATAAATTTATTCCCCCATTCCCGGTATCCATTATCCAGATACTCTTTTGAGGGAAGATCATTGAATTTAGACGCTCTCCTCATGCAGCCTTCGCTTTCCGAACGCCACGTAACGCTTCTACATCGTCAATATAAAACAGATGTGACTGGTTTTTAATTATATACCGGGCGTTCTCATTTCTTAGTCGCTTGCGTGCGGTTGCTACGCAGCAGTCCATAATCGTTGCTGCGGCATGAATAGTAAGGAAATTTATAAGGAGTTCTTGGTGGTAAACTCGATCAAATATTCCATACGATCCGCTCTCAATCTCTGCGCGGCGCGCCTCAAGCATTCCCCATGCACCACCGAATATTTCCTCGACAGTTGTTTGCATGGGAACCTCACTCAGAATCATCATTTGGCAGCATGCCAATTGCGCGCATGTAGAGTTCCAGTACGGTTTCTTCCTCGTCGCGCTCGGCGGCATCCTGCTTGCGCAGGCGGATTATTTTGCGGATCGCTTTGATGTCAAATCCGTTTGCCTTGGCTTCAGCAAAAACATCCTTAATGTCGGTGCTGAGTTCGGCCCTTTCTTCTTCCAAACGCTCAATGCGCTCGATGATGCTGCAGAGTTGATCCCCCGCAACACCACCGGTATGCAAGCGGCTATGGCCGATTACCGTTTCTTCTGAGTTTTCTATTGATTCAGTAATCGCCATATATCCCCCAATTAGAATTTTGTTTGAGTTGTTGCGGCTGTGATTTGAACACCGGGGAGTTCATACCCAGCTTTCAGAGCCGCCCGGATTTTAACGTGATCGGGAACATCTTTGGCCGGTACTTGTCGGAATAGATGCGGCGCAGCGGTAAGAAGAGCAGCTTCGTCGGTGATGGTATATTTAGTTCTAGACATGGTTTTTCCTTTGAGTTGGTTATGCAGTGGTGGTGGGATTTTCGGATTTCAGTTTATTTTTTTCTGCAAGCAGGAAGCCAAAGAGCGGCCATAGCTGACGGAACGCATTGTCATAGGCGATGCGCTCACCGATCTCTTGATTGTAATTCTCGGCATTCACGCAGGCAGATTCGCCGCTGACGCTAAAGCCGTTATCCAGTACGATGCGGCAGTGAGTAATGGTTTCACCGATGCGGGTGAATTCCGGTGATTGAGGAATGCGCGATTCGATATATTCTTTCGTTACGCGCTCAGCCGGAGATGCGGCTAAAAGCTCATCCAATTTTTCATTCGTAATAAGCGGCATTATTAATTTTCCTTTAATTGAGTGTTGACAAAGTTAATTTTAGTAGCTATTCACCGCATCGAAATGTTTGCTTTTTTTAACAACACTATTCCGAATACGATGAAAGCTCCTTTAGGGGGAGCTTTCGGATCGGCGCCGTTTTTTGGATTTTGGGGGCCGCTGCAATTTGGAGAGATAGACGCGATATTGGCGAAGACCGACTTTGATGCCGCGAATAGAATCACTATCAATCAGCTTCTGGCGATCACCCCATTTAACCAAATCGAATACAGAAACATTATTTGTTTTCATTATTTCCGTGAAAATCGGCCAATTTTCATGCGTATAGTGGGGCTTCACTCGAAAATATGCTCTTCTCAGTTTCTCGTTAAAGGCGGAGTCGATAAGGGCATTGGCATCAAATTTTCCGCATTTTTTATCAATAAACCTGGTCAATTCATCGACCGCCTTAAACCATTCCCCGCGTATTTTAGCTGTTGTGAACTGTTTGTGAATTTTACGTTCATCACTGAATGTGCCAAGAAAGAAGCCCAACAGGGAAAGATCATATGGAGTATGAGATTGGACAATTTTCGCGCGCTCCATTGGGTGACGGCGAGTAATTCCAATTTTTATGGCACCGTTCTTTCCGGCTTGCATAAAATATATAAAACCTTTGGCAGAACTATTTTTTTGCACTTTTCTTCACCTTTTTCGAAGGAGGAGAATTCTCAAAAAAATCAGCCGGACCTATACCAATATTGTTATTACGCGCCCAATCGAGCAAGGTTTGCTGATGTGATGCAGGAATAATCTCCCATTGCGAAACTGCCCCAGGCGTAATGCCGCAAATACCAGCTACGACCACCACTCCACCGAATGCGGAGACAATTTTATCTTTAATTTCACTCATTCCTTCAATTTAGGTTATCTAAATTCAGAATGCAAGAGGAATTTATAAGTTCTAAATATACAGGTTTTAGTTTTTCTAATAGGATGGCCCCATGGCTTATGAACACTTAAAGAAACTGCTTGCCAAAAACGGCATGAAACAAGCGGATTTGGCGCAGTTAATTAATCGCAGCGCCGCTGTTGTTACCAATCTATTTCAAGGCGTGAGAAGCCTCCAGGTAGAAGAGGTGGAAAGAATTGCCAGTTATTTTCAAGTGACCACTAATTTTGTGCTTTATGGCGAAGTGCCGAGAGAGTATATCTCCATTAAAGGCACTATAAGGGGGGATGATATAGTGGAGCTTCTAGATGCCGACCAAGTAGAACGCGTGGATTTACCACCTGACGTTGCGACTGGTGTATTTTCCTGCGCTTATAGATATTCTAGCAAGAATTGGCTATGCTTGGTGGGGGCTAGAATAATGGGAAATTGTGACGATTTTTCCGATACTCCTTATATAGTGAAAATAAAAAACGGAGAAACGGTGCTTTGCTATATTCGGCGCGGGCATCAAGTAAATCATTACAATCTTCTTCAAGATAAGACCCTCATAGAGAATGTTCAAATCGAGTGGTGTGAGCCTGTAGAACGCATAATCACTAGACTGTAATTCCACCCCATTTTTTACAGGACTGTATTGATTCCATACCAATACAGCAAAAATCACCTTTTTTATCAGTTACAAGAAAATATTTTAGGTAATCTGAATTTTCCGCTTGCGTTGCTCGTTTAGATAATCTAAAGTGTCCTCAAGATCAACGGAGGACATTATGGAAAACACCACATACCAAATCATCGACGGCCAAACCGGGAAAAAGATCGGGAGCATTTACAAATACGCTCAGCGCAATCGCGCTCGTAACCGCGCCGAGCGGGTGAATCAAGAATACGGCGCGCATCGTTACTCCGCTAGACCGATCTTTGCGTAGGAGATTTGGTCATGAAAACCCAACGCCAGATACGCAAATCCACGCAGGAGAGATTCTCTGGAATCTCGATTGAGGCAAGTATCGCGCTCGAAAACCGCCGTGCGGCAATGGAGGCGGAAACTGTTGCCTTTATGCTTCAGGATATGGACACCTCCAAATTTGGGGCGGAAAAGGACGCTGCCGCATGTGGATACGCTCCCAAGGAGGCCCGCGATGAGCGCCGCTGAGCATACGAAGGGGCCGTTGATGGTTCACTGGAACAAAGGCGATGGTGACTTCCATCATCTCGTTCCAGCTAACCAGCAGCATGAGCTGATCGCCAAGGTTAACGCCTACGCTCCGACCGACGGGGACATGGAAACCGAAGGAAAAGCCAACGCCCTGCGCCTCGCCGTCTGCTGGAACGCCCTCAGCGCCCTGACGACTGAGCAGATCAAGGGCGGGGTGGTGCAGGAGCTTTTAGCCGCTCTCGATGATGTGCGAGATAGCCTTGAATATGTAAACACAGCCCACCCGGAAGCCACAGGGTTTGGTGTGCGCCGCAATCTTTCGCAACGCATAACATCGATTCTCGCTCAATGGGGGAAAAAATGACCAGCTTTCTCCCCATGCTGCTTGGCCCCGGCGACTTCGATCCGCCGCCAGAGGATGAAAAGGATCACTGCCATATCTGCCAGGCGGAATGCCATATAGACGCCATGGAATGCGATTTGGCGCTAGACGCGAACCTTTGCGCGATTGCTCCGAGGCGTTGGAAGAAGAACGCGAAACTGAACTTAATGAAGGAGATTAACATGAAACCCTCTATCACCCCCGAAAAACCTAAATCCAACGGCCAGATACGCGCATGGTTACGCGGCGCGTTTACTGCGGTTTCCATAATCTCCCTCGCTGTGAATGTGGCGATATGGAGAGGGAATCTGGCTGTTCACTCCGCACAGGAAGCGCAAGCAACGGAGGGCGATGTTACCGCCGCTGCCGAGGCAACGAAGCCCATCAAGCTTAGCCGGAACGGTCGATAGTCATGGCTACCAAGATGAACAAGAGCGATGCCAGGAAGTTTGCGGATACTTATGTGCATATGGTTGAGAAGGTTCATGAGCATTTGTACGGAGACGCGAATAAAGCGGATCGCTCAGGCGCTAAAAAAGAAATTTCCCATGTGCTAGTCGCGCTTCAGGAAGCCGGTATTGCAATCGAAAAAGCGAATGGATTATAATTATGAAAATAACATCAGAATGGCTGAAGAAAAATAACGCATGCGATGATGGTTATTCTTGGTTTTCCCAGAACTTCCCCGCAGATTCCGAAATCGAGCCGCTTTTTTCAAAGTTAGCGGAAGATAAACGCGATGATTGGGCAAATTGGATTCTGTTCCGAATTTCCGATCAGACGGACTTTGCCACGCACCTGAAGTTGTGGATTGGCCTTTGCATAAAGCGTGATGGAGAAGTCAGCACGACGGGCGACGAAGCGCACAGCAGCACGACGGGCTGGCGAGCGCACAGCAGCACGACGGGCTGGCGAGCGCACAGCAGCACGACGGGCGACGAAGCGCACAGCAGCACGACGGGCGGGGGAGCGCACAGCAGCACGACGGGCGACGAAGCGCACAGCAGCACGACGGGCTGGCGAGCGCACAGCAGCACGACGGGCGACGAAGCGCACAGCAGCACGACGGGCGGGGGAGCGCACAGCAG